CAGCTGAAAGCTCAGGGGTAACTGATAACCCTCTTTTTTAGGAACCATGGCAGGCTTCGCCTCCGGCAAGAACTGGGGGAAATCCCCAGACCAGGCTTCGTTTACTTCTGACATCGGTTCAGTTACACGGCTGGCCACGTCAGGAAGCTTTTCTCGGTATTTAACCGAGCAAATCGTCGAGAACTCCTTGATGATTCAGTCAGGTCTGATTCAGACCGACGAACGACTAAACAACATCACCGGCGTTCTTGCAGAGCTGCCGTTTTTCGATCAGCTGGATTACGTCGAAGAAAATGTTGACTCTTCTTCGACATGGGGCACGGTAACGGCTAACTCTGGTCGGTATACGACTCAGAAGCACACTGCCAGCACTCAGTTCGGGCCCATCGTGACCCGTGGTGCTGCCTTTGCTGCTGACATGCTCCACCAGTACGAAACTGGCGAGCAGGCACTGCAAAATGTTGCTCAGCAACTGCAGCGCAAGATCAACAAGGACATCACCGCAAAGGTGATTTCACAGCTGAGCGGTCTGTTTGCGCTAGCCCTTGCTGGTAACAGCCTGAACGTGGCCGCAGCCGCTGGTGCGACCCCTACCGGCGATAACTACCTGACTGCAGTTAGCGTGACTCGCGCCAAGTATCTGCTTGGTGAAAACGCAGCTGATGTGTCTGTCCTTGTTGTGCATCCTTCAGTGGCTGCAGACATGGAAGCTCGCGGAATGCTGGTTTTCCAGAACAGCGGCGGCACTGTTGAGTACGCCTCTAATGGCGTTGGCATTACGTCAACCCAGGTGGGGTATTTTGCCGGTCTTCGTGTGGTTGTGGATAGTCAAGTTCCGACCGTGGCACCTACTGGCGGCACCACTGGCGATGCAATGGGTTACGTCTGCTATTTGGCAGCACCTGGCGTCATTCGCACCGGTTCACAGTTCCCGCTGTCGATCGAGCAAGACCGGGACATCCTCTCGCTCCAGGACGTCATGTCGGTTACCTATAACCGCATCGATCACGTTCTGGGCACTAGTTACAAAGGTGACATGCACCCCGAAAACAGCGATCTTGCTCGCAAGAACAACTGGGCTTTGGCTTACACAAGCCGGGAAAATGTGCCTTTGATTGAGCTGATCGTTAACACCCCTTATGGAACCACCGTCGCCTGACGGACCTATGCTGATTGCGGGGTTGCAATCGGACACAAGAGCCCTTCGGGGCTCTTTTTTTATGCGGTCTACCGTGCAGGCAGTTGCACTCAGGAGCCCCTGCTGTGATCAACCTTGTTCGTTTGTATTGCTATCGCCAAGGTGTGTTTCACCTTGTCGAATGTTTCAGGAATGAAGCAAAAACCAAGCGGATAGAATTGAGTCGTGAAGGGTGGGTTGTCACCCATACGGAACTTGTCTGATGGCGCCCACACTTGATGCAACGATCAAAGGTGAAAACGCCAACAGCTATTGCGATTTGGCATTCGCAACGGCTTACGCCAACAATCAAGCATGGGGCGACACTTGGGTGGCTCTGGCTGCCGATGCACAGTCCATTGCTTTGATTGGTGCCACCAAGTGGCTTGAGACGCTGCCGTTTCAAGGCAGCCGCTGCACAGCAACGCAGGCGCTGCAATGGCCAAGGTCTGGTGCAACGTGCGACGGCATCACGTCTGACTGTGCCGGCATTCCACGGCAGATCAAGACAGCTGAAGTGGAGTTGGCATTTCAGCTCAGCCAAAACCCGAACGCAATCATCGGTCCACCAGGTGGTGGCGGCACTGCAGCAGGCACCTATGTCAAACGGAACAAGCTGGGCGATCTTGAGCAAGAGTTCGCTGAATACAGCAGTGCTGATAGTTCGTGCGACGACTGCGGTGATCCTGCAGTCATTAGCAAGTTCCCTTGGCTTGAAGATTGGCTCGGCTGCTGGCTTGGCGCGACCTTCGGGTCCAGCAAAATTCTTCTGAGGGTGCGGTCATGACTACTGCTGAACGCGAACTGGCATTGAAAGCAACGACGCAGTTGCGTTTAGGGATGGGCATGTTTCTGCGTGAACGCGAGTTCAAAGCGCAGTTTTGCCAACAGAACGGGATCAGCGAAGCGCAACTGACCAAACTGGTAAAAGCACTGCTGGCAGGTGAGTAATGGACATTGATGGAACGTTCCTGCCGGTCGCCGTCGAATTGATCGACAGCGTGTTTCCAACGACGATCATTTATAACCGCAACTTGCCGCCGACATATGACCCCAGTACAGGGCAGGTATCACAAACAACTGAGCAGATCAATTGCAAAGCAGGTGTCTTAAGCCGCGGCAAGATTGAAGGCGGCGGTGCAGCTGAAAGTTATGAGTTGCGGCTTTGGATCCATCATGGGAATAGCGGCATGCCTCATTTACCTACAACGGCTGATGTAGTCGAATATGACTCGACTACATGGAAGGTGACGATTGTTGATCCGACGTATTCCAGCGCAGGCTTGATCGCCAGCCGTATTACCGCGAGGAACCAGTAATGGCGCCAAGATTTAGAGGTCCTGAAATCGTCAAACAGATTGATGATGCGTTGGACAAAGGCTTGGCGCGTTTTCTCACCAATACTCAATCTAAGTTGAGTGCATCGTCGCCAGTGGATACAGGCCGACTGGCTTCCAGCTGGATTATCAGCAAAGGTCAGCCAAGCAAGGCCAAAGCAGCTGAGCGTCGGCCAGGTACTAGCAGGGTGTCAGTTGAAAAGTACAGCGGACCAATCACAGCTGATGGCGACTGGTGGATCACCAATAACCTGCCATATGCCCGTCGCGCAGCATTTGATCCTGGGTATATCGGCAGACGTGGCGCTGGTAAGGGCGACTGGTTTACAGCAATTGTGACGAGTATGCCGAAAGATGCTGAGCGTGCGTTCGACTTTTTCTTGAGGAAAATCAGATGAGTTTTGCTTATATCCGCGCCACGATTGAAACGCAAGTGAACTCAGCTTTTGCTGCGTTGACGCCTGCTGTATCTGTTGTCTTTGACAATGTGCAGGAGACTCCGCCTGCGCTGCCTTATGTGATCTGTTTAATTTCCTACGGACAAACGACAACTTCTGTGATTCATCCGGTCGAATCAATGATGGAACAGATCAACGGAAATTTGCAAATTAGTTGCTATGTGCCGCGTGCTCAAGGCATGGGTCCGCTGGAAGACCTTGCAGCTGTTGCGACAAGGGTCATGGCAAACATGAAAAGCAATTCTGATTCATTCGCCACAGTGGTCTGTGGTGCCGTCAATGGTCCTGAGCCAGTGCTGGCAGGAAGCGAGCCCTATGCTTTGGTCACGCTTTCATGTCCATTCCAGGCGAGGCTTGGCGCTGCTAAAGGCTTCAAGTACTACACAAATCAGGTGCTTCTTACATGACCACTTCAGTCTCAACAATTTATCGCTCAGCTTCTGCACCAAGATATAACAGCCAACGAGTTGGTCCTGGCACAACGATTGGCACGGATGAAATCGGCTTGATTAACCCTGAAGGCGAGTTGGTAACGCAGGAAGACGCTAACAAATACTTCAATGACAAGATTGACACGCTTGAAACTGGGGTATCTGAAAACGACACTGACATCTCTGCTTTAGACGGCAGAGTCACTGTCAATGAAGCGGGAATTACTGCTTTAGACGGCAGGGTCACAACCAATGAGGGCGACATCACTGCACTTGACGGCAGGGTCACAACCAATGAGGGCGACATCACTGCACTTGATGGCAGGGTGACGAATTTGGAAAGCGTCAGTGTGATTGACGGCGGTACTTTCTGAACCGTTTCATAACGGCAATAGACTGACGGCGTCGCTGCCCCCGCGACAAGCAGCGCCCCCGTTGTTCTTTGCATGAGGCTCTAAATGCCCGTCGCATGTAGCTCGAACGCCTTAACCGGCAGTTCTGGAGCTGTTTATTACACGCCTAGTGGAACCAAGGCTTGCCTTTTGGCGGCTGATTTTGCTGATGCTGGCGTCATCACTGTCAATGGCGACAATGATTTTCGTGTTGGTGACCCAATCACGCTGACTGCTGTTGATGGTGCAGTGCTTGATACTGCATATGCAGATGCAGCAGTTGTTTCAGCTGTTGATGATGTTGCTAACACTGTCACTGTGACCGAGGCTGATGGCACTGCCATTGGCACTTTGTCTGGCGATGGTGCTGACAACGGCGGTCACGTTGAATTGCAGTTCAGCCCTGCTGCTGGAATTTGCGAGGTGCGTGAATTTTCGGTCTCAATGAGCCGTGATTCGCTTGATGCGACCACCCTGCCCTGTGCTCCCAGTGCTTCTGCTGGTGGCCAAAAATGGGCAGCTACCAAAAAGAACCAGCCAGGCACTGCTGAAATCACCGGCACCCTGACGCTGCTGATTACTGATAACCCTGTTGCGTTGAGCACAAGGTTGATGGAATCTACGTTCCTGAATAATCAGGATGGCGCGTCAGTCAAGCTGTATATCGATCTGCAGTCTGATGGTGCAACACCGCCACAGCCTGACGATGCAAATTCAGCGGTTATTGCTGGCGAAGTGCAGTTCACTGACTTCAGTACAACCGTCAATTCTGACGACATCACTGAAGCTGAAGTGTCCTTCACGATGTGGAAGGTCACGCAGTGGATTGGTCAGGTCATCACCTAGAATTGACTTGTGCGGTGGACCCCTTGGCTTCGGCCAGGGGTTTTTTATTGCCTAGGCTCAGGCTGCCGTCATCTGCGTGTGCGGCTGGGTTGCGGGAAGGGAAGCCGTAACGACCCTTCCTGTTTCCTATTGCTATTGTCAAACCGTTACGGCAAAACTATTTCTGATGGCTGAACGTCAAATTGATAAATTGCTGCGGATTGCAGCGCAAGAAAGCAAACTGATGAAGCATGAGCTGCATATCAAAGGTGAAGACCTGACTTTTTGGTGCAAACCCACAACGATTGAGGAATACAACCTTGCCTTAAGTGCCTGCAAAAACAAGGCAGACCAGGTTGAGCAAACGGCTCGTTTGTTTATTCAAAAAGCATTGACGCAAGCTGGCCAGCCGCAGTATCAGGCTGATGCGTTGCCGGTGTTGCTAAAACAGCTGTCGTTGAAAACGACAACACGCATCCTGCAGCAGCTTGAAGTTGAAGTTCAAGAGGCAGAAGAACTGGACATGAAAAGCGATCAAGAAGGAGCTGAAAAAGGAAAATCTGCTTCTCGCTGAACTGGGCTTAGCCAAAGAACTTGGCATGACTTTGGGGCAGCTACGTCGTGAAATGACTTACGAAGAACTTTGGCTATGGCTGGCGTACTTCGGAATCATCAATGACGAACAAGAAGACCGGATGAAGAAGGCACAGCGCCGTCGGTAGACTTCTGTTATCGGCGGCATTTTTTTGGCAGGCGCTACCGCTCCAATTACTATCCCCATCAAGGTTCCGGGGATGAATGATCTCCAGAAGCTTGAACGCAAAATGGAGCAGCTAGATCGTGATATTCAAAAGGTCAATAAGTCAGCACCGAAAGCGTCGAAGGCAATTAAAGGCATTGGCGCGTCATCAAGGACTGCCGCCAAAGGCGTCGGCACTTTAAGCAAGGCGTTTGCAAAAATCACCCTTGTGCTTGGGGCTTTGAAAAGCCTCAGTTTTGTTTTTACAAGCACTGCGGAACTTGAGACTCAAACCAAAAGCCTGCAAGTTTTAACCGGAAGCCTTGAAAAGACCAAAGGCATTATCACGGAATTGCAGGACTTTGGCTCTGTAACGCCGTTTACCAGCACAGAGCTGATTGAAACAGCAAAACGCCTCAAAGCATTTGGCGTCGACACTGAAAAGCTGGTCGACACGACAAAACGCTTAGGTGATGTTTCCGGCGCAACTGGCGCAAGGTTGGAAGAGGTTGCCACCGCATATGGCCAGATCCAAGCCAAAGGTCGGCTGCAAGGCGAAGAGCTGCTTCAGCTGCAGGAGCGAGGCATTGGGCTTCAGGATGAACTGCAGAAGATGTATAACTTGACCGGCGAAGAATTTACTAAAGCTCTTTCAAAGGGTCAGTTCAGTGCAGAAGCAGTTGAGCAGGCGATTATCAATCTGACCGATAAAGGCGGCAAATATGCAGACGGTGCAATCGCTCAATCAACAACGCTTGCGGGTCGATTTTCGACGTTGATCGATAGGGTCACAAAACTCGCTCAGATTATTGGCGATGCGCTCAAGCCAGCTGTTGATTTTGTGCTTAATGCAGCCATCAATGCGACCAATCAAATCATCAGGCTGATCAATTTTGCAAATAGAATTTTAGGCATTGGGACTGAGAACAGGGTAAATAAACTGCAAGCAGAACTTGATAAGCTTGAGGCTGGTGGTCGATTTAGAAGTGCCACTCAAAGCAGAGCAGATCGCATTAAACAGCTCAGGACTGAGATTGAACAATTAAAGGGTGAGACTATAGAAACAGTTGATGCGGCAGAGCAGCTAGAAGCTGTAACGCAGAATGTCCCAAAACTGAGAGGCTCCAACCCTTCGTCTAGTGCTGATGGTGATCCATACGTCGGGCAAAATGTTGGCGGCAATACATCATCAATTTCTGCACCTAGTGGATTTTTCGATGAAGCAAATCAATTTGAAGAATTACTGGAAAGACAAGAAGAGTCCCGTGATCGCATCTTCCAAGCATTAACGCGTGAACTTGCTTTAGGAAGAGACATAAGCGATACTCAAAGGACTTTACTTCAGCTGGATTACGAGATTCTTGATCTCAAAAAAGATATTTCAAGCACTGTTGCAGAGAGCGATCAGGCTGAACTTTTTGCACTTGCTGAAAAACTTAGAAAGCAAAAAGAGCTGAACATTCTCAAGGAAAGGAATGCAAATATTGTTGATACGTTTAAAGGCATATTTGCTGAAGGTCAGGCGATTGATGATGCAATCAAGGGACCGTTCGAAGAGTTAGCAACTGAAGCAATTCCGCAAGTCGGTCAAGCTATCCAAGAGTCGATTGTTAGTGCAATCGATGCCGCCGTTACTGGAACCAAGGATTTAGGCGAAGAACTCAGGAACATTGCCAGCAGTCTGCTGAGGCAACTTGGTGGTCTGTTGATTAACTCTGCGTTCAATGGTTTCGGCAGCGCGTTAAACCTGCCGGGCTTTAAAGCAGGTGGCGGCCCTGTTCAAGGCGGCAGCCCTTACACCGTTGGTGAACAAGGGCGAGAATTGTTTATTCCTAATGTCCCTGGCCGTGTTATCCCAAGCGATGACTATGAAGCCGCTAGAGCCTTTTTGGGGATGAATGCCAACGGCGAGGGCGCGGTCTCCGAACAGGAGGCGATGGCCGACAGCCGCAACTATGTCACCAATAACAGTTACAGCAGCAGCCAAGCCTTCAGCGAAAGTCAGGCAGCCTTGGCCACCAGCACATCATCAACGGAGCGAGTCTTTGAACGGCAGATGCTGGAGCGTCAGTTCAGCAACCCTGCTCCAATCAGGCTGGATGTGGAGACCACTGTGATTAATGGGATTGAGTATCTGACCGTTGAACAAGGCGAGGCAATGACTGCAGCCGCGGTGCAGCAGGCTAAGGGCCAGGTGTTCAGTGACCTGAAGAACCGGCCCGCAGCACGCAGACAAGTGGGGATGCGCTGATGCTTGCGATCGGTACGT